GCTGGGAGCAGGGGTCGGATTTGAACCGACGTCCTCCGCGTTATGAGCGCGGCGATCTGACCGGACTGAGCTACCCTGCGGCGGAAGGTATAGCACCGCGCTACAAGGCCGCACAAGGGCTTCACGTGGGGCTGGGAGGGCAAGTGCGGGCATTCAGGGGACTGCGCGCCCACACTTGCCCACTGCCCGACACCGCGCCGCGCAGCAGGCTATTCTTGCGCTTCAAGGAGTCATCGCACAAGGCGGCACAGGTGTGCCGGTGTGCCGGTTGCTGTGCTTGGCGGCTGCAGCGCTTGCGACGGTCAATGCGCATTGTGCTGATACCTTTGGACGCAGAATCTTCTTTCCGTGATGGCGCAACGAGGCTAATTCCCGTGTTCATAAAGAGCACGAGGCGCCGGATGCGTGACCAGATCACAAAGCTTTATGGGTGCAGAGCCGTTTACGGGCCGTACCCCTCGAAGGATGGCAGGAGGCGGTGCGTCTTATACTTTGGTGGTGGCAGAACAGCGTCAAAGGCTTATGCACGTCTGCTGATCGAAGCTGACCTGGGTCGGTTGTTACGCCTGGATGAGCATGTCGATCATATCGACGGAAACCGCGCTAACGATGCGCGAGCCAATCTGCAAGTGCTTGATGTTTCGGCACATAGAACAAAGTCAGCGACTGAGCAGTCAGCGAGGCGGTGTCGCAAGGCCACCATCTTCTGCCCAGTTTGTTTGACGGCATTCAAGGCCGCTAACTGGCGCTTGGAAAGGACTACCGCGCCATGCTGCTCGCTTGTGTGCGCGCGAAAGCTGAAATGGGGGAATCAACATGGCAGCGGCGGGATGATGGCGGAAGGCGGGGGAGTCGAACCCCCAAGGCGCTATTAACGCTCGACGCTTTTCAAGAGCGGTGCCGTCACCAGTCGGCTTGGCCTTCCGTAAAACTATCATTGGCGTGAGATTGCCTTCAGTTTTCAAGACCGCTGCGGATGGGCTGCAACGGTTCTGGCGCTGGGCGCCGGGCCGAACAAGGCCCAAAGAATCAGGCAGATGCGAAGCGCGGTCAATCTGTGCTGGTGGCGAACCGCTGGGGTGTGCCTGTTTGTGTGCCGGTCAGGCCCCGGTTCCTGTGCCGGTCCCGAGGGATTCCGCTGCTTCCTCCGCCTCGTCCACGCTTGCTGCACCGCCGACCCCGTCCCGGATGTAGGCAAGGTATATCTCGGTCGTCTTCACGCTGGTGTGGCCCAGGTGCTTCGACAGCGCATAGATGTCTCCGCCGCTCTCGAGCCACCGGATCGCGAAGGCGTGGCGCAGCTTGTGGAAACTGAAGGGCCGCAACTCCCTGCCGGCGATCTTCTCCACCTTCGCCACGCGGCAGACCGTCTCCCGGAAAATACCGCTGGCATTCAGGTACCGCTCGCCCAGGTTGTGCCAGAAGACCCAGCCTATCTTGAGGTGTCGCGGCAGGGCCTGGATTGAGGCCGTAGCGTCGCCTCCGGGGCTCACCAGGGCGACGACGCGCGGCCTGCCGGTCTTTGTGCGGGCGAAGATCACCTCGCCCCTGTCGGGCCGCACGTCGCGGTGCTCGAGGCTTGCTGCTTCTTCCAGCCGGCAGCCGGTATAGGCGGCGAAGCGGATCATGGCTGCCATGCCCTGCGACGACGCGCTGGCGATGCGCTCAATCTCGGCAAGGGTCGGCACATAGAAAGGGGCGCGCTTCTCCGGGATCACGGAGCGGTCCCATTCCTTGGCCGGGTTGCTGTCGGTCAGGCCATTGGCCACCGCGCAGCGAAAGAGCGAGGACAGGGCGGTGAGGTCGCGGCGGATGGTGGCATTGGTGGCGGGCCGGAGCGACTTGCCTTCGGAGACCACCTCGCCCTTGCGCCGCAGGCGGGTCCACTGGCCGATGGCGCGCTTGTCGATCTCGGAGAGGCGCTTGTCGCCAAAGAAGGTGCTCATGATCCGCACCGCGCAGCGATAGCGCTCCTTTACGCGCGGCTTGAGGCCGTCCGGTGCATCGAGGACCATTTCGCTCCACAGGATCACCGCTTCCTTCCAGGCGGGCGATGTGTCCGGTGCGGTGTTGGCTTCTTTTTCTAAGGCGTCGCGCCAGCGTGCGACTTCTGCACGGGCCTTTTCTGGATCGCGCGTCTGAAGGCTTCGTCTATGCTCCTTGCCTCCGATCCAGACGCGGGCGTAGGCGATACCGCCTCGCCAGTAGATGTTCCTCTCGCTTTCGTGGCTTTCCATAATGTCTTGGTGTGAATCCAGGTAGTCAAAGAATCCGCGTCCACGGTCCAGACGCGCCCAAACTGCGCTGCGCCAGGGATTTCGCCCCTGGCGCACATAGATTGCACCGTCCTCACCGCGAGACCGAGTTTTGCGGCGACTTCGTGCGTCTTAAGCCTGCTCATCCTCGTTCACCGCGAAGCCAGGGACACCCGGCATGAGTGTGAGCGGAATCTCCGGCTCGCTGATTTCCTCCGGCTTCATGGCAACCACCATGCCGGCGTTCCAGAGGGTCTGGACAACGAAGGCGCGGAAGGAGCGCTCGTCCAGGTCGAGGACGTCGGCGACACAATGCTGGCCCGAGTCATTTGTGGCTCGGACCAGTACCATTCCAGGTTTCATGCGAGGTTCTCCTTGTTGGGGGCAGCCGCCATGACTGCCTTTTGTCTATTGATGCGCGCGGCGGCGTAGGCTTCCTGCTTGCGGTACGCTTCGACTTGAATTTCGGCGACTTGCAGGCGTTTCAGCACGCTGATCAGATCTGCGCTTGCCACATAAACTATCGCCGGGCCTTGTTCGTGGATGGCGATTAGCTCGTCAAGGGTCATGGCGAGATAACTCGGCGTGAATTTTGTCAATTTCACCCGGCTCCATGAGCGCCAGTATCCCGACGTCTGTTAGCTCCCACGGCTCTTCATAATTGACTGCCCAGCCAATCGCCGGATTGATAAAGCGGCGCCCCCTGACAGAAGCCTTCAGCCTGTCAGCAAACGATACCGTTTCGCATAGGCCCGGAGTAATCAGGGCATTCAATAAATCTTTTTGATGCTTTGGCATATCATGCTTCTGCTTTCTTTTGTGTTTCCCATGACGGCTCGTCCACCAGCACTGGCACGCCAGCACGATTGACCGCCAGCATTACCACTGCGCTCAAAGCCTCGTCGCTCAGCATGATCGTCGTGGTGTTCCCGTCGCGCTGAAACTCAAGGATGTTTCGGCGGCTCTCGCGGTCGGTGACAAGCGTTACCTTGTCACCGTTCTCCCTGATCTGGATGCTCCAAGCCGGAAGTGATCCCATGGCTCAATAAGCCTTGCCATTGGCCGCAGACCGCGCTTCGGGCCTGTGATCGGCGCGCTTTGCGTTATAGGCCATCTTTTCGACCAGGGCTCCGCCCAGGTCCAGCTTCATTGCGCCGGCAAGGTCCAAAATGCGGTGCATCGCATCTGCCAATTCCACCTCGATCATCTTGCGATGCGGCAGCTTGTCGTCAGGTAGGTCTTTGCGGTGACCTTCCATCGCCTCGCTAATCTCGCTGTGGATCAGGCACAGTTTGGTGGGAACCAGAAGCCGGTTTTCCAGCGACGCTTCGCCCTCCGCGTTCGTGGGCCACCAGCCAGCCGAGAGCGAGGCGCCGTGACACCGATCAGCGAGCCTGTTGACCGCGTCCCTGCTCTCCTGCGCGATGTAATGGTCGAGGTCTGGAAGAAGGTTGAGAACCATGTTTGCTTTCCTTTCTATGCTTTCCGCATTGCTGCCAGGGCGCGTGTCAGGTCCATGCTGGCCCTGCGCATCGCGCCCGCTTCCTTCGGCGTGAACACCGTAAACAGGTGCTCTCCGTGCTTTTCCTTGCGCTGCACCGCGCGCCACGCCTTCACCTTTGCCAGAAAGCGCTTGGCTTCCGCTTCGGCTTCGTCAATGGCCAGCGTTTTCGGGTCTTTGGTTGTCATGACTGGCTTCCTTCGTTCATGACGCGGCGCCGCACATCGGCAAGGCGGTCGGATTCGATCTGGTCGCGCAGCGCCGCTGCGATGCGCACCGCGTTTGGTTGCGACCAGCCGAAGTATTCCGCCAGGGCTTTTGCACCGACCTTGCCGGCCTTCAGCATGGCTGCAGCTTCGGCAAGGTCGTCCTCTGGGATGCCGTTTAGAGGATCATCTGGATCAGCCGGTACCTTGGGCTGCGCGGGCTTTGTGGGCTTCGCTGCCTTGGCTTTTGGCGCTGGCTGCGGCGTCGGCTCGGGAATTTCGGCAGCCGGCTGTGGCGGGCTGGAAAAGGCCGCGTCGGGCAGCCGGATCATGATCCCGTCAGAAGACCATGTCTGCCATTCCACCAGCGTGCTTGGCGTCACCAACAATTCATCGCTGATTCCGGTGAGGCTAAAGCGGATGATTCCAGAGCCTTTCGCAGCGGCAATCTGTCGGTCCCCGTCCAGGTGTTTGCCGGCCTGCTTCTGAATGCGGAGCCACCGAGCCATCCTTCCCTTGCCGTAGTCCAGGCTGACGCGGTCGCCTTTCTTGAGGCCGCACCGCTCCATGGTGGCGCCAAGAAGCGTCACCACCAAAATGGGCGTTTGCCGAAACATTGAAATCTTGATGGAGGCTGCGCGCATCGGTCGCGACGAGCCTCGCTTGTGAATCTGTGGCACGCGAACCCACTCGCTCATGCGGTGGTCTCCTTGGCGTTCGGGTTAACTTTTTTGTATCTGACGACGCGCACCAGCCCAAGGGCTGAGAGGATGGTGTCGCCCGCGTCGCGGCGACCATTCAGGACATCATTCACGTAGCTGTTGGACATGCCCTGCGCTTCGGCAAATGCCTTCTGCCCACCGGCCTTTTTGCAGGCAATAGACAGCGCGCGATGGACGTCCACCGCGTCGAGGTAAATGTCAGCCACAAGCCTTTAGCACTGCCAGGAGCACCCCTCCTGCCACAAGCGTGCCGGCAAAAGATGCGCCGACGACAGAAAAGAAATATCCGAGCAAGGCGCCGAAATCACCTCGCTTGCCGTATCCGTTAAGCCTCATTGGCCCCTCCTGCTTTCATGACTTCCTGATAGGAAAACTGCGAGTCGAAGCAGTCCATGATTCGGATCAGCCCCGTCCCGTACTTCTCGCGCTCGCCGGCATAGGTGAAGACCGTCTTTGGGATGGCCACCTCGCCCTTGGCAAAGGCGCTGCCCAATTCGGTCGGGCGCCACATGCCGCTGTGCTTCTTGTCCGCTTCGTCTGCGGTGGCGCGCTCGACCAAGTCCCACCAGCGAAGGGTAGGAAGCTGGTTTGACCGCACCAGCCACCGTGGCGCCTGGGTCGGCACGTCCACCCAGCCACCTGCCGCTGCCGGCGCATGGCACAGCCAAATCAGCGACCGCGCCATGGTTGCGTTTACGTTGCGGGCGTAGACCTTTCCCCACCTGCGGCAGCAGGGGCAGGTTCCACCGTCTGTCTCGATGGTGGACCGCCAAGTCCGCTGCAGGTCGCGCAGGAAGGTTTGTTCGAACAGGTCCACCGTGCGCTCCTTAGCACCCGTAGCCCAGGCAGAAGAGCCAGACCGTCCCTCGCGCCACCGCACCGAAAGCGATCCAGGCGCCTGCCCATAGCGCAGCGACCAAAACCAGATCGGTCCAGGACATGGCGCGTGCTTGGCGCGATGGACTACTCATGGCGAAGCGCCACTTCATCAATAATCATCTTTCCCTTCTTTCCTTTTTTGCGCGGATTGTTATTCCCTGTTCGTGAGCGGCAGTACTGAATGAATCCAGGAGCATTGAGGTTTTCGCGCTGGGTTCCCCATCGCAAGTTTTCTGCGCGGTTGTCGTCTGGAATTTCATTAAGGTGCATGACCACCGCCCCTTCAAACGGAGCCGGGCCATGGAAAGCCTCGCAGACCAGCCGATGAACCTTGTAGGTCTTGTTGCGAAACACGAAGATGCGCCTCCGTTCTTTCTTCGCCCACACACCAAAACGTTCTTGGCCGCCATAGGCGCGCGTTCCGCCCCGTGGCATTGATAGGCTGTGCCTTTTTCGGCGGATGCGTCCATGCGATGACACTTCGTACTCCGGCAGCGATGGTGGGGTTTTCCATGTTTCGTTTGTCATGGCGCCCGTATATAAATATCAGCGCCATGATTCAATACCGCGTGTTGTTAAGGCGGACACGCTCCGCTTAGTTAAAAGGGATTTCGTCGTCGATGTCACGCCTTGCTGCAGCCTGAGAGGGCGCGCGTGCTGGGGCTTGTGCTGGACTGCTGCGGCTTGGCGCGGGCTGGCTTTGGCGATCATCGCCATCCACGTCAAACACCGAGACAATCAAGTCGGTGCGCCTGCCTGGATTGGCGAGATAATTGATCTCCATGGTGAGGACCGTCGCGTCCAGCATCACAAACTGCCGACCGTCTTCGGTCTGCATCAGCGATCCGATCTTCTTGTTGCGCGACCGTTTTTCCCCGGCCTGCTCGTACTCGCCAATCTTGATCGCAAGATCGGCAATTTTCCGACTAGCCATGTGCGGCTTCCTTCTTCCTGGTGGTTCGCTTTGCCTCGGGCTGGTGCTCCGGTGGCAATAACTCCTGGGGGTTGACCTTCATAAACTGCGCCGCTCTCACAATCAGGTCGGCACGCATCATCCGTGCGCCTGCTTCATGCCAGCGCACAGTGTTGACGGAGCATTCCAGATGGACTGCGAGCGGTTTGAGCGAAACCCGACTGGCTTTGCGAATCGAACGGAAGCGAGCACCAATGCCTGCCTCCATCTCTCCGCGCGCCACAGGGGTGGCGCTACGCATCGATGTCATTCGGGATAAATTCCTTTTCATTATTGAGGTCGGACACGGCGAATGCGTCGAGCGCGTGGTCAGCGCTTAGTGCCTTCCTGGACTGCGTAGCCGGCACCACTGTTGCTGGCCCAAGATCGACCACCTCGCGCATGCGCTCGGCTTCGTCGGGGTCGTAGATGCCGACAAAGCCAAAGGCGACGCGGGCAGCCTGAATCATTGCCTTGTGGCGCAGGAAGCGGCTGGTGTGGGTCTGCCACGGGCCTTTACCTTCGTACCCGTCTTTTCCCTTAAAAGGCGGGCGATAGCATTCGGCGAAGCGCTCGCGCACCGAGATCGCGTGCCGCCTGTCCTTTCGGTAGATGAGGCACTCGATCCACTCTGGGCATGGCTTGTGCTCGTCGGCGACCACCAGCGTTTCGCTCTCGCGAAACTCCAATCCGTCAAATGCCGGATTGCTGTTGATGATCCGCGACCAGCCATCCACTCCGACGACCGGAATAATCCCGTTCTTCTTGTCCGGGAAAGCGTAGATTTCCCGCGTGAAGGGGTTGAGGTCGTATTGGTCAGCAACCACCAGCAGGGCCATCATCTGCTCGTTGCTGACTTCACCCTTAAAGGCGGTCGCCTTGAGCGTCACCAGCAGCTTTTCTGGGTCCACCCCGTATTTGCCTGCGACCGTGGCGACAAGGCTCTTGGGCTGCTTCGGCCCTTCGATTGATTTTTCGCTCATGGCTTAGTCCACCTTCACTGTGAGGCCGCCGCGATAGGTCAGAGCGCGCTGTATGCTGGCTGGGATCATTTTTTCCTGGCGTTCGACCACCGGCCAGGAAATGCGCACGCCAGGAGCCGTGGCGCGTGTGGCGTCTCCGACCAGGACGGCGATCTGCCCTTTGACGATGTCGCGCGCCGTCTCCGCTTTCTCTACCTGCTCTTTGAGAGCGAGGTATTCGGCGCAAAGCTTAGGGAAGGCTTCGACATCGCTCAGGTCGCGAGCGGCAGCGTTCTTGTCGCCTCGGGCGAACAGCTTTGCCACCGACTCGTAATCCGCCACTAAGGCAGGCGGCAGGCCGGCTTTTACGCCTTCCCAGAAAGCAGTGATTGCTTCCGCGATTTTTGTCTGGGTCGGCTCGTGGCGAGCAATCTTGCCAATCTTGAGGTCGTTGCCACCGACGCAAGCGATGATGTAGCCGTGCTCCGCGCCCACCGCGCCAATCTGGTGCTGAAGCTGCAGGTTGATGTGCAGCGGCGGCGCCAGGATGGTCTCGCCATCAGCGGCCCAATCGTCGCGAAAGACGAGCCAGTCCACGTTCTTGAATTCAACCGGGGGCATCCCTGGGCCATGCACCTCATAGTCAAGCGAGGCGCCCCAGCCTTCGACGCTGTCATGCTGATGATAGCGGCGCACCTTGCGGAGTTTGAGGTCAAACTTCTCAGCGGCCCAGGCCGCCAGCGCGGGCTCGAGGTGTTTGCCGGCTTGGATGCGTTCGTTCTCCGACAGGTCGTCGGGCATTACCGCGCCGGCTTTTTCACTCCACAGCCGAAAGCCGGTCTTGTAAGGGCTGACGCAGCCGAGCGGCTGTGCGCCATCCGGGCCGCCTTCATAGAGGTGGCGCGTGGCGACTGATTCGCCATCCGTGTATTGATAAAAAAGACAGGCAGTCTCGCTGCCTCCCACAAAACTTTCCCGCACCGCGAGCCACTCGGCTTCGCTCTTTAGCGCAATCGACCCCATCGCTTTCTCCTGTTCGACCCGTATCGGGCGAATGGGAGTATGTCACCAGCGTGATAGTCGCGCAAGCGCTAAATGCTCATGGTCGTGATATTCTGCGTCTTCAGATGGGTTGCGTGATCGCGAGGATGAGATGGGCCGCTGTGATTTCGACGTTTTCCAAGGGCGCTGCGTTCCAAGACAAAAGCGTCCAGAGCCCGGCTTGCGTTCCCCGCCGCACCTCACGAACCAGCATCTGGGCGTGGCCCGGCACGCGAACCACAGCCACCTTTCCGACCAGCGCGGTCGGATCATGCGATGCGCGGGTGAAAAACACGGTCCAGCCGGGCGGCACCGGGTGCAGTCCATCTCCATCCACTCGCGCTGCCACCACGTCCTCGTCTGCGGCGATGCCAACAGGCCGGTCAATTGTCACTGCGTCCATCTCGAAAAGCCTCCCGTAAATGCCCACCGTCCACCGGAGGGACACTCGCTTTGCCTCCACTGCCAGAGGCGCGGTGGCCTGGGCGGGCAATTCGGGTGGCGGCTTGGCGGGCGAACCCAGCAACTCGTCTACGGTCACACCAGCGGCTCTTGCGAGCCGTTCCAAGCTGTCGGACGACAGGCTCTTGGAAGTGCCGGAGAGAAAATTGTAGAGAGTGCTAGACCGCAGGCCGGCTTGCTGAGCCCAGGGGTGCGGCTTGATCCCACGTGACGCCATGAACCTCTTGAGCGCGAGTACCTTGGGTGTTTCTTTCATGATATTCCAGCCGTAAGCAAATGAGAAAGGATGATGCTTCGATGAGACACTTAGCCTTTCGCCAAGGCGGGCCGACCAAGTACCGCAACAAGAAAGTCAATATGGACGGTCGAACCTTTGACTCGAAGCGCGAGGCCGCTCGCTATGCCGAGCTTCGCTTGCTCGAGCGCGTGGGCGATGTCACTGAGCTTGAATGCCAGCCGAGGTTCCCGCTGATTGTGAACGGGGCGCTGATCGCAACCTATGTGGCCGACTTCCGGTACCGGGCGCGCGACGGCGCGGTCGTGGTCGAGGATGTGAAGTCCGAGCCGACCAAGACGCCTGTCTATCGCCTGAAGGCAAAGCTGCTCGCGGCTTTGCATGGAATAGCCATCTCCGAGGTCAGTTAAGACGCATTTAGTAGGTACCGTAGGATTATGTAGGCTTCAAAAAATGTCAAAGGGATGATACTCCCCGGTCGGGCGACTAGGGAGACACCGTGCGTCCGATGGAGAGAAAGCGATGATAGGCGTCATAGAACCGCCTTTGCCTGCCGATACCAACCTCCGCGACTTCGACTGGATGCCCCTTGAGGTCCGACGACTGCTCAAGTCCGACTGGTGGATTCTGGCCTGCTTGGAGGAACCCCAGGCCGCCCTGGCGGCGGTGCATCTTTGGGCCGAAGCATGGCATCAGGTGCCTGCCGCATCACTTCCGCAAAATGATGCAATTTTGATGTGCCTCGCGCGGGTTGATGCAGCCACTTGGAGTCGCATCAAAGAGCGAGTGATGCAGCCTTGGAGGCTCGCATCAGATGGCCGATTCTATCATTTGGTGCTCGTCGAGAAGGCGATTGATGCGCGTCAACGACAGGCCGAGGCTGCGCTAAGGCGCGAGAAAACAAGGGAAAAGCTGCGCGCTTTCAGGGAAAAGTCTGTAACGGTTACAGAGCGGTTACGTAACCCACCTGATGCTGAGAGCGGTAACGGTTACGTAACCCCCCTGACAAGGACAGGGACAGGGACAGAGAAAAGAAAGAAAGAACCCCCCATAAGCCCCCCAGAGGGGGGCGATGCTGAGTCTGCGAAGGGCCAGCACTATCCGGCTGCCTTCCTGGCTTGGTGGGACACCTACCCGCGAAAGGTGGGCAAGCTGGCCGCCCTCCGCGCCTGGGAGCGGGCTCGGGCAAGGGTGGGAGGCCCTGCCCCCCACCAAACCCTGCAAGCGGCCTGTGTGGCCTTCGCAGCGGCTTCCAGCGGAGGCGACCCGCAATACCTGCCGCACCCGAGCACGTGGCTCAATCAAGGCCGCTGGGAAGACCCCGAACCGATGCCGGCAAAGGCCGGGCCACCTCGCGGCGGCGTGGTCCCTCTGGGAGTCGGCGGATGAGCGCGGTTCTCGAACTGCTCCGGCAGCAGGGCATCAGCCTGCCGTCCTATGGCGCGGGAAATCACTACACGATCTGCCCTCGCTGCTCCGACACGCGCAGCAATGGCGGGCGACGGAAGAAGTGCTTGTCGGTGGCCATAGGCCCGTGGCAAGCGGCAAAAGGAACCCTGAACGACGGCGAGGCGGTGTGGGTCTGCCACCACTGCGCCTGGGCCGGGGGTGTTGGGAGAAAGGAAAGCGACAATGCAGGAAGCCGAAACACTCAGCGCGACGCACGTGGCGTGGCTGGAAAAGCGGGGTCTCGAGCCGGAACTGGCGGCAAGGCTGGGGTTCCACAGCGAAAGCAGCGCTGGTGGTGATGTCCTGGCCATCCCGTTCTTCCGTCAAGGCGCCCGCGTCAACACTAAGCGTCGGACCACCAGCGGCGAAAAGCGCTTCTGGCAGGACAAGGGCGCGGTCAAGGCTGCCTGGAACGAGGACTGCCTCCGCGACGACACCCTGCTCGAGCAGCCCCTGATCATCTGCGAGGGCGAGCTTGACGCGGCGTCCGCCATCCAGGCCGGGTTCTTTCGGGTCATCTCGGTACCGGACGGAGCCCCACCGACTAAGACCGAGGCGAGCGACGCCACGAAGTATTCCTGGATCGATCCGATCCGGTCCCTGCTTGGCATGGACCGCGTGCGTCAGATCATCCTGGCTGCCGACAACGACGCGCCTGGGGCGAACCTGCTGCACGATCTGGCGCTTCGGCTCGGGAATACGCGCTGCAAGTACCTGACCTATCCGAAAGACCCGGAAGACCCGACGCGGCGGATGAAGGACTTGAACGAAGTCCTGGCCGCCTTTGGCGAGCGAGGCGTCACCGAGACCATCAAGCGCGCACAATGGATGCGCGTCACCGGCATCTACCGCATGTCGGAGCTTCCCCCGGTCCCAGATGCGTCGTCCTACGACATAGGATTCGAGAAGCTTCGCGACCACTACCGCGTGCGTTTGGGCGACTTCGCGGTGTTCACCGGCATCCCGTCGCATGGGAAGAGCAGCTTCGTGAACGACCTATGCTGCCGGCTGGTCGACAACCATGGGCTGAACGTCGCCTTCGCGTCTTTCGAGCAGCTACCGCAGCGCGACCACAGACGGAACCTGCGCACGTGGCGCCTGGGCCGCCCGGCTCAGTACGCGGAGCCAAAGGAACTGGCAGAGGTCGACGCTTGGATCGACAAGCACTTCTCCTTCCTGGTGCCGGACGACGATGCAGACGTGGACATCGAATGGGTGCTGGATCGGTGCGAGGCTGCGGTGATCCAGTACGACGCGAAGGTGGTGGTGCTCGACCCCTGGAACGAGATGGATCACGCCAGGGCGTCGGGCGAAAGCCTTACCGAGTACACGGGCCGGGCGATCAAGACTTTCAAGCGCTTTTCCAAGAAGACGAACACCCATCTGATCGTCGTGGCGCACCCCACCAAGCAGCAGAAGGACGACGCGGGCAACTATCGCATCCCGACCCTCTACGACATCAGCGATTCGGCGCACTGGTATAACAAGGCCGACGTGGGTGTGGTCGTCCATCGCGAGAGCCAGGACAGCACCATCATCCGCGTGGCCAAGAGCCGGTATCATGACGAGATCGGCACCCCTGGCGAGGTGCGGGCTCAATACCAATTCGAGAAGCGGCGGTACCAGATTGTATGAATCGCTGCGCAGACCCGGTCGGATGGTACTTTGAGCGGGGCCTGTTATCCCAGGGGCAGCTTGACGGCGCGCGGTGGTGGTATGCCCTTTCCTACCGCGCCCTAGGCTCAGGGTTTGCAGCCGTGAATCTGGACTCTTTTCACGGCTGCGCAAGCTACGCAGACAATTGGCGCTTTACCTGGGCAAAAGCCGAAGCCCTGCAGGTGCGCGTCCAGGTGGCCGCGACTATGCCCCACGAGGCTTTTTCGGTCCTGGACCGCGTGGCTTGGCAAGGTGGCTTTGCGCTTGAGGCCGCCCAAGCCCAAGGGCTGGCTGGCCGGCGTGGGATGGGCCTGCTGCGCCTCGCCCTGGACCGCGTGGACGAGTATCGAACGACCCGCCTTTCGGCTCGGCGCTCATTAATCGTAGCTGCCAGCGATGATGAATAGCCCAGACCTCCTGGTACACGTCGTGGCGCTCGTCGTCGGGCACGGAGCCCTTAAAGTTTCCGTAGTCCAGCGAGCGAACCTGATCCGCCAGCATCTCGGACACCTTCCAGCGCGGGACCAAGGCCCGGAAGCGATAATCGGTGTTCTCATCCTCGATCACTTTCACCTGCCAAAAGACGCGCTGAATGTCGCCACGCACGCGGGCACGCACCACCAGCAGGTCGTCGGGGCCGGGTGACCGATTACGCAGTCCAGACCCCTTGGCACGCTGGTCCACAATCGAAAGCATCGCGCCGCTCAAGAATATCCACATCAATCCTGTCCTTCGTCTGTTTCTGGGTCCGGCGTCGGCAGCGGAGGAAGCAAGCCGTACTTGCGCAGCACGTCCTCCGGCACCGGGCCGACCGTCTGGCCATTTTCAATGGCCCAATTCACCCGAATGTCCGGGCCGAATACGCGCCGCACCTCATCCACCGCCTTGGCGGTAAGGGGCATGGTCTCGCGCAGGTGCTGGCGGCGCCTCTCGAGGGCCGCCTGCTTTTCCGCTGCCTCTTGCTCGGCCTGGATGCGGCGGCGCTCTGCAGCGTCCACCGCATCGTCGAAGACCGGCTCCGGGTACCGCTTCACGCAGTGACTTTGTCCAGGAGGCGCCCAGCGATCCGTTCAACCGCGACCCGCTCGTCGGCGTGCTCGATGCCGCGAGCGAAGGCGGTGATGCCCTGGGCCATGTCCCAGACGCTCTCGGCGGTGTGCTGCTCTTCCGCCAGGATGGTGTCGAGGATCGACTTGGCTTCTTTCTGGGAAAACCCGAGCCGACCAAGCCATTCGACTTGCTCGTCCTGGCCTTTCTCGACCTTGGCATCCTTGGCGGCCTTCACCCCTTCGATCACCTTGGTGGTGGCGCCTTCCGCGAAGCTGTGCAGCAGCGGGATGGCATCTTCAAACCGTGTCGGGGCATTCGCGCCGTGCTTGAAGGTCACCTCGTTAAAGCCCTCGACCCCCCAGAGGTTTCGGTTCTGGCAGACACCGCGCAGGAACATGGTGGCGATGCCGAACGTCCTGGCGCCCACCTCGCTGTTCCAGACATAGAAGCCCCGGAACATCAGGTCCGGCTCACCGTTTGGCAGCTTGCCGACCTCGATGGGGTTTAGGTCATCCACCAGGAAGATGAAGACGTCCCGGTCGCTGGCGTAGAGGGTGGTGTTCTGCTTGGTGATGTCGACTTGCGGGTTGTAGCTGATCCCGTGCTGGCCGTTCCAATCAATCTGGCCCGGCACCTTCCAGCGCGTGTCGCCAGTCCCGTTGCCTGCCACCTTGCGCACCGCCTGGACCACTTCCTGGTCGTAGATGCGACCGTATCGCGGCGAGGTCAGCGCCCGGATGGTGTTCTCCCCGGTCGCCCCGTCGTGGCGCATGTAGGCGCCCACCGGCTTCTGCTCGACCACCTGCAGCCGGTAGCGCAGGTTCATGGCCGCCAGCGGGGCCGGTAGGGTGGAAAGGTAGGTTGCCGGGCAGCCGGCGATGCGCGCGATCTGCTCAAAGCCCCAAGCGGTCGGAATCATCTCGGTCCCGGCGATGTCGAACCGCAGATCGGCGACGTCGTTGCCTTGGTAGATCGGGCTGATCAGCTTTGGCTCGATCACCTCCATCCGGCTTTCTTTGCGCCAGATGCCTACCTGCATCTCAAGGCTGGCAAGGTCCAGGAAGCGCTGGTCGGCTGGCCGCGAGGCCCATTGCGCGCTTACCGTGCTGTTCTTCTCCCCTTTGAAGGGGTCAATCATATAGCCCATTTTTCGTCCCTTTCCCGCAGAGCGTCTATCGCCCTGACGAGAGGAAAGTATCAGAGTCGTGATACTTTTGCAAGCGCGAAACTGGCTCAGACGCAGAAAAAGGCGATCAATTCTCATTTTCGGCGCTTTTTCTCTATCATTTGTGTGCAGTCGGTGATATTGTTCTCGACATGATGGCCAAGCCACGGCAGCGGCTTCCATCTGGATTACCCCTTTCGTTTCCTCCCAAACTGGGCAGCCTTTCACCGGGCTGCCCTTTTTTTTGAAAGCGCGGGCATGCAGCAGCTACAGGTGCGCTACCGGCAGGTGGCAGAACTCATCCCCTACGCCAAAAACAGCCGGACGCATTCGGATGCGCAGGTGGCGCAGATCGCGGCTTCCATCCGGGAATTCGGCTGGACAAACCCGGTCCTGGTGGACAGCGAGGGCGGCATCGTGGCCGGCCATGGCCGAGTCCTGGCCGCCCGCAAGCTGAAGATGGCAGAGGTGCCGACCATCGAGATTGGTCACCTCACCCCTGCCCAGCGCCGCGCCTACGTGATCGCCGATAACAAGCTGGCGGAGAACGCGGGCTGGGATACCGACCTCCTAAAGCTGGAACTCGGCGCACTGAACGACGAGGGGTTTGACCTCTCCCTGATCGGCTTCGACCTCGACGAGCTTGAAAAGCTACTCGCCCCGGAAGGCACCGACGGTCTGACCGACCCGGACGAGGTACCGGAGGCCCCGGTCAATCCGGTCGCGGTGGCCGGCGACGTCTGGCTCCTGGGCCGGCACCGTCTCGTCTGCGGCGATTCCACCTCGGCGGACGACGTGGGCAAGGCGCTCGGCGGCGTGAAGCCTCACCTCATGGTCACCGACCCGCCCTACGGCGTCGAATACGACCCCGAATGGCGGCAGCGCGCGGGCGTCAACACTGACACCGCAGCCAAAGGCAAGGTGCTCAACGATGACAAGGCCGATTGGCGCGAAGCCTGGGCGCTGTTCCCCGGCGACGTGGCCTATGTCTGGCACGCGGGTCTGTTTGCCGGCGTGGTGGCCGACAGCCTGATCGCGTGCGACTTCACCCTGCGCAGCCAGATCGTCTGGGACAAGGGGCAGCTAGTG